CACCTGTTATTGTTTGATTTATTCTACCATATTCATATAATATGTTATTTGCCAGTTCTCCACAAAACACCTTCCTATTAACCCCTCCAACACCTCTATACTGCTCTTTTATCTCTCTCTTAACTCCACCTACACCCCGAAATTGCTGTTTAATCTCACGGTTTACACCGCTTACACCTCTATATATTGTCATAGTTAATCACCTCACGCATATACTTGGTGCTGTTGCCCTTCAGCTAAGGCTGAGGATGGGGCAGAAGTTGATGCCGTGATGTTGTGTTCTCCATAAATTTTATAGGCATTTGTTACTCCGCCTGTTATATCTGATATCAAGAAGGAATTTTTAATATTACCATCAAACGACTTACTTAATAAACTTAGCTGTCTGCCGTCTGTTGAACTTTCCATTACTTGCATAACAATACTGTTTAATACGCCACTTATAAAATCACACGCAATGTCGGCATATTTACTGCCTGTTGGGTTTTTGAAAAATACACTCGGATAATCTTTTTTTATATCAAAAGCTCCTGTCAACGTTCCACCTGTTAAAGGTAGACCTGTCAATGGTGTTAGTGCTGAGTTACCAGTCCATGCTATAATGGCATCTTTTAAACCCTCCGATACATAATAGCCGTCTGAACTATTCTCATTGGCGTTTCCAAAGTGTGTTAAATTTGCACGACCATCTTTTAAATATCGCCAGGCTGTTCCATCTGTATAACAATTAACAGCTATGCTTATCATTGGGTTTCCAGATACATGTCCGCCGTATATAAATGTATCACCAATTTGAATCTGCTTAGCATATACTCCTACTGTGTTACCAACAGTCTTCAACACTCCTGTCATCTGCACCGTTCCATCTTTTTTAAGCATGGAGCTACTGTTTTCTTCTACCTTTTCATCTATCACTTCCAAGGCTTTCTCAACGTTCTTACCCGATGCAAGTCCCAGCTTTCCTGCCAGTACATCGCTGATCGCCACATTCCCTGCACTGAAATCATAGGCATCAACAATTCCATAAAGCTTATCTGGGTCTATTGTTCCGGCCTCCTGCATGGCTTCATACTCACTTTGTGTAACAACCGTTATTCCCGATCCCTCAGCAGCCTCATTGATTGCCTGAACTAAATTCTCTTTATTCTGGGTATTCAGGGCACTCAAGTCTCCCATTTTTTCCTTTAGAACTTTTCCCTGTGCCGCAGCTAACGCTTTTTTAGGGTCCTCAGAGGCTAGGCTGTTTACAGGCATCAACTGTTCGTCGATTGTATCCATGTTCTTATTGATAACGCTTATATCTGCCAATTCATTTCCGGCAGGTTTTACTAAATTGTAGTTTTTTGTATTGGTTGCCATTAAATCACCTCTCTTGTTTTCAATGCTTCCCAAGTGCCCTTGCTAATCTGAGACCATGTTGTAGCTTTTACTTCCCCCCAGGTTGTATAGGTATACTCCAGGCTATAGGTCATATGTGCAGGCTTTATTACTTCAATAGTACTTTTAAACCTCTGTATGTCCTTGGGAATCCCCTTTATACTGATAAATTTAACTATAAACGTAGAACCAGCACTTTTTTCGATGACTTCAATCTCCGCATTTGTATAAGCTCTTGCAGCATTTTTAATCATTTCAACGGTACAAGTACCCGTGCCTCGTAGCTTTGATTTTACAAATTCTCTACGTTCATCGTAGTCTTTAGACAATTCAGTAGGAATATTTAATTCTTTCTCCCATGCATCCAAGCCCCACGTTGCTGTATCTACAAACAGTTGATCCTGTAAATCAGAAATTGCCCGATTATTTTTATTGATTTCCTCTTCATATACTTTCAACAGGGAAGAAAAAATCTTACTTTTTTTATAATAGTCTGGCATATAATTGATCAGCATTAAGACAACACCACCGTTCCAACAACAGGAAGTTCTACCTCTGTTAAAGTAATGTTCCCTGTTCCCTCATTTATTTGCAGATCTGAATAATCCACTACACCGGATACTCCATATAATAAGCTTCCGATTTTGGCATAGCTAACATATTTATTTGCCAGTGCAATATCTTTGAAATAGTCTTCCAGGGCATTTTCAAACTCTTTTTCAACTTGTTCCTTTGTTACACTATTTACTAGTGTCAGAGAAGCCGTCACATTAATATCTTTTTCTCGGACACTTTCAACGGTTACCGAAGCTCCTATGGGCCTTTGGGTTTCAATATATTGTGCAGCCTCCTCTATCAGTTCAGAGCTGGCCGCTCTTTTATTCCGATCGCAAATAACAACTTTTACGGTTCCCGGACCATTCCATGTAGGAAATACTTTAGCACTTCCTACACCTTCTACCAACTTAGCCCATTGTTCGTAGTGTGCGGCATTACCCGATGTAGCCGGAGTATTGACCTTATCATAATATCGTTGTCTCAGGCTTTCATCTGTCTCTTCATCATATCCGCTTGTAATAGGTTCAGAATTCGTAACGGAATGAATCCCTTCTATGGTAACCGGAAAATATCTAATTGCATTTGCGGCTACATTTCCTGCTATTCCTCTTTCTGTACATTCTACAATCACTGTGGTGCTGCCGCTTTCACCTATTGTTATCCCCTCGGTGGTGCGAAAGGTAACCAGTTCAGTGGCAACCAAACTGCCTTTCTGCACAGTTGCACCTTTTGTACCCGTGATTTTTACTGTACCCGTTGCTGTAGTTGCTGGTTTTCGAGTAATTCCCAGCTCACCGCACTTGGCATCCAAATAACTCCCGCTGGCTGTAGCAGCAAATGCATTTGTTAAAATCTGAGCCTGCTTTCCATACGATTTTTCAAGCTCAATGGCTACAGGAGATATGGAATCATAAAAGAAACTTCCTTCCGATTTATCATAATCATTGCTTATATCTGCTAACATCCTTGCTCTTAAATCTTCTTTTGTTACACTCATATGGTTATTTCACCTCCTGTCGTTCCATATTTTGTTTCAACTGTAAAGCTGCAATGCAAAGTTCGCCCTATTT